CTTTAGTGTCCTGCATTAGTTTAGCTAGGTCCTGATGTGAGAGGCGATTCTTATTCTCCATACCTACCTCACTCATCTTGCGGATTATCTGCCACTTCCACTTCATCATTTCTGGGTTCTTTGAGTGCATCTGGTCAAACGTGTCCCAACCATACGCCCACACACTCTTGACTGGGCGCCCCAACTTCTCTTCAATGCGAGGAATCATGTCTAGTAAGCACTCTAAACCTCGGTCTGAGCTTGAAAAATAACCAACGTCATAATTACGCATTAAAATGCTCCTTCATAATTCCATTACCAATTACTACAAATCTGTCATCTGATAGGTCTGGGTATAGTGAACGATGGTACTGACTCTTAACAAAAATCTTTACATCTTTGTCCATAGCGTAGATGCGGTCCTCTGGCATGACATCATGTAGGTCAAGGACTCGTTTCTTAGCTTTGATGTTTCTAGTGTTCTCAGGCATTCTCCACGCTACAAAGATGTTGAACTCATCATAAGGATTGAGCAGGGTCCAAGGTTTGTAGGTAACTCCATTATCGTCATATTCTTCTTCTCGGTCATTATAGACTGTTACTTGCCAACCTAACTTAGCTAGTTCTCTGCTTAGGTAGACGATGGCTTCTTCACTTCCACCCATACCCTTTTCAAGAGTGTCAGGACCCCAAGTTTCACCTGCTGGGCCACAGTAGATAGTAATGGTCTTTTCACCCCATTTCTGTTTGGGTAGGAATTTAACACGTTCTGCGTTTAGTCTTGCATCTGCGTATAGTCTTGGTGAAAGCGCTTCAAACAGTTTCTTTACATTTCCACCATTAGATGCCATGTAATAGAGTAGGTATTTAAGGTAATCAATTGCCTTCGAGTCGTAATAGGCTTCTTCATACATCTTGGGCCAGTCTATACCATCTTCGTTTGTCATTTCTTCATAGAATTTGGGTGCGGCTTTGATAACTAATTGGTAGAGTCTAAAGGCTTCTTTGACTTGACCTGAGAATAGATAGCACATCGCACCCATAGCCATACCTCGATACTGGTAAAGTGTAGGGTCAACCATATTAAACGTGTCAGGAACTGGCTTAGAACCAGCTACTTTCAGCCACTCAATACCCTTCTCATATTCTTCAGTGTTTGTGTAGACTAGGACTTTAATATAATAAGCATCTGGGAAGTTTGGGCGAAGTTTAATAGCCTCGTCTGTAGCGTAGAGAGCTTGTTCAAAGTTTCTTAGCATCCACTCTGAGTCAGCGATACGACACCAGCTTCTATACTTGTCTTCATCACTACCTGCTGTCTGTATGTGCTGTAAGAACCATTGGATTGCTTTCTTTGGGTCGGGGATTGCAAGAGCTGTCATGCCTAAGTAATAAGCGTCTCTAGGGTCTTTAGTTTCGGCAAAGTGTTTCTCTAAGATAAGTCGGTTTCTCTCCATACTCTTTTCAACATCAGCTTTGTCTTTCTGGTGCTTAATAACAACCCACTCATTACGGAGCATATTAGCTGGTACTTTAGACTGTAGTGTCTCGTGGACTGGGGCATGCCAGTAGCAGATGTACTTAGTCCTGACCATACGTTCTCGCCAGTGGTCTGAGATTGCGTCACCAGCTTTGTTCTGGGCGTAATCGTACTTGAGCTGAACTACATCAAGGTCTTCGTTAATCATCATCTGCATGAGGTCTTTGAGGCGTTCAGGGTTTTCAATAGTGTCATCGCTATCAACCCAGAACCAGTAATCAGTATCAATAGTCTTTAGATTGACGTTTCTTGCGTCGGCAAAGTTGTCGTTCCATTTGTGATAAGAGAGGACTAGCTTTTCGTCTTCTCGTTTTTGAAGTTCATAATATTTTGTCTTGGTCTTGTCAGCTACAGTGATAAAATATTTATCGAAGTATTGCCCGTAATCTTTGAGGATTTTATTCAATCCATCTAAATCGTTGGTAATCATTGCAAGGCCAAGGCTCATCTTATTCTCCTAATTTAATTGGTTCGTCTAAACTGTGGTGTAGGTTCTTCATTTCTGCGTAGTAAATTTTGAAGTTTACTCGCTTGGGTGCATCATGGGGAACTTCTAGGTTCATATTCTCGAACTCGTCTGCTTTGGCTTGTATATCAGTATACATGTTTACTAGGATATTAGGGTCGGTATGTGTGAGGCCAAACTCTTTTCTACGAGTACCAGTGTCAATCGCACCCAGTAATTCATAACCTCTAAGAAGTAAGTAAGCAGCTAGAGCAATATCTGTAGTAATGTACAGGTTTTGGCTGTGCATTCTACCGTCGTTTAAACTCATAGCGCATCTTTCATTAACTTTAGAATAAGACGCTGTAGCTTACTTGTCAACAAAAATCCTGTGTATAACTAACTAAGAACCCTACCAGTGATGGGGTCATAGGTTTTTTGTCGTTTAGGTTGGAGGAATTTTTCTACTCCAGCGTTGTCCATCTCCCAGCAATAGTACTCAAAAGCCCTAGCACCGTGTGAGTATTGGTCGTGCATTGGGATTTCGTTTGATTGGTTCATGGCTGTTTCTTTTTTCTCGGCAGGGTAGCGGTAGTTATTTAGAACGTCTACAAACCTATCGGTGGATTGGTCTTTGCGAATAAACAGTCTTGGGACGAATTTGTGGGCGGTTCTAACTTGACTTGGGATGTTAGGGATTACATTGGTCCTAACATAGACTCCAAGCTTCTCTAACTCATCTATGGCGCTTGTACCCGTTACAAGGTTCCTAGAGCGTCCTGCAACGTCACCAACGTGCATAGAGACTTCAGCATAGGGTTTGCTCTTAAGTACCTGTACAAAGTGGGCGATGTTTACGTCTTTAGCTTCGTAATAATCAATTACTCTCAGTTCATTCTTATAAGGTTGAAACCATATCATAGCGGTGGGGTCGTTGATACCAAAGTCCCACGCAACATGAAGTGGAAGGTTAGAGTCGTAGTTAAAGTCTTTCATTTGAGCTAGTTCATCAAACTCTTTGTAAACAACTCCGATTGGCTTAATGTACTCGGCCATAATCTCTTGCTGGAAAAAGTCCTCACCATATTGTTTGTATTCCTCGGCTAGTTCGTCAAGGTCTTCTTTGGCTAAATTAGGATTGTCATAACTAGAAAAGTGAAAGTCCTTAAACACTCCACCTTGTTGGAGACGGTACATACCACGCTTGCCTTTGGGAGTTCCTGCGATAATTGCCCAAGCCTTATGAGTAAGTAAGTTAGGGCGGATTATGAGAGGCCAGATGTCCTCCTCCCAGTCATCATACTCATCACAGCCTATTCCTCCCCAATTCGAGATACCTCTAAGAGCTTCTTTGTTCTCAACTCCATATAGTTGAACCTTACCGCCATTAGGAAAGGTCACACTCAACTCCTGAGCGTTCTGCTTATAAGGACAGCCAATCTCTTTGAGGTGGTCTAAGAGTCGTTGGATGTGGTCGTTCCAAGCGATGTTCTTAGCTTGTAGTTTATTAGGTGCGACGTAGGGATAAACTAGTCCAGTCTCTAAAGCCCCCTCAAAAAGCATGGAAATGATTAAGGAGGTCTTTCTCCATTTTCGCCCAGCCCTTAAAAGAATAAACCTCTCCCCCCCATCCTTAGCATCTAATACTATTTGTTGAGCTGAGTGGGGGAAGGTAGGTGCAAACGTATTAAGTTCAACTTGTGACATATAACTCCATTATGAATACTTACAACCCTTTTGTAAACAACGCCCTCTGCCGTCTAGCGGTAGTCCATGTACCTTACAAAGTTTGACGCCAATAGTTTCTTTAAGTTTATTAAATGTTTCTAGTTTTGTTTCTGGCTTAATTTCTGGCTTAAAAATAATTTTAGGATTTGAGTTTATAGCATTATGAATAAACTCGGATTTCTTGCTGATAGCTTTCCAACTATCTAAATCTTCTTCTCGTACATATACAGTTACTTGTGGCATAGCATACTCCCTATACAGTACAGTATATACTGGCTAGTACAGTATAGTCAAGAGTAAAATAAAAAATAGGTCCCATCTACACGAGACCGAATCACTTCGTTCTTAAGGGTAGAGCAGATAGGTACTTGGACTGTCTTTCTATCTGTTAGATAGTCTATAAAGGTACTACTTATTGTGCGACGTTATACTTTTATTCTTATTAGGTAGTGAGGGTATATCTATAATTGGGAGCGTTGGTACGGCCTCTATGCGCTTACTACCTCTGTTAATCTTGAATGATATGTTAGTATCTACTGTTTGTTGATACTGGTCCGTGTAGTTGTGATTGTTCTTAAGTAAGAAGATGATGAATGGGCTGAACTTGTCTAATCCTCTCTGTACAAGGCGTGCTTCCACCACTTCCTCTATCTTTTTTATAAATTCTTGTATGTTTACGTTACCCTCATATTTACTCTTCCATCCATTGAACTTATTATAACTGTATGGGCGCGATTTAAAGAGTTGAGCCTTGGTATATATAGTTTCATCATCCATTAGTTGCTGTAGCATTGAGCGCAATTCATTAAGTATAAATGTGCGGTCGTATTGATAGTTGTTTATAGTAGTCTTGTTTTGGGCGCGAGCTTTAACTGACTTGGATTTGTCTTGTATTTGCATAGTGGTATTTTAGCACACTATATATACGCTATTCTACACTCTATATTCATCAAGCTTATGTTGTAATAATTGAGATGCTTAACAGAGGTGACAAGGCTATTTATACCATTATAACCA